GAAAGCTCTAGGAGAGTCTTATAGTAAATATACACCTGAGCAGATAGACTCAGCTATAGAACTTACAGAATACATAAGAAAACAGAATGAAGCTCTAAAAGCTCAACAAGACGCACTAGACCTTATTGAAGATCAGGCTAAACAACTAGCTGCCCCTTTCGAAGACTTCTTTATGACTTTAGTTGATGGTACTGCAACAGCTCAAGATGCTTTTAGAACTATGGCTGCTGATATTATCTCTTCTCTATACAGAATACTTGTAGTAGAGCAGATGGTACAGTCTATAGGAGGAGCTATACAAGGTTATCTAGCTGGGCCAGTACAAGGTCCACCAGGGCCACCTCAACAAGGTCACCATTATTACGGTGGAGGATACACAGGCAATGGTCCAAGATCAGGTGGCTTAGATGGCAAGGGTGGCTTTATGGCTATGCTACACCCAAGAGAAACTGTCATAGACCACACTAAGGGTCAAGGTGCTGGTGGTGATAGTATAGTAATAAATCAAAGTTTTAATTTCTCAGCTAACGGTGATGAGAGTGTAAGAAGAATTATAGCTCAGTCTGCACCTCAGATAGCTAGTATGACACAACAACAAATTATGGACTCTCGTCGTAGAGGTGGTCAAATGAAAGCGACATTTAGATAATGGCTATAACCTATCCCCTAAGTACCCCTACCACCATAGGTATCGAGAGTATTGAGCTACGTGCTGTAAACGCTACCTCTGTATCTCAGTCTCCTTTTACATACAAACAACAGACATTTTCCTACAAAGGTCAAAGGTGGGAAGCTGCTATTAATATACCTACAGTTAGAAGGGACTTAGCCGCTGAGTGGAAAGCTATGTTAATTGCTCTTAAAGGTTTTGAGGGTACATTTCTACTGGGAGATCCTGACTATGTACTACCTAGAGGAACTCTAAGATCTACAATAGCTAGTCCTACAGCTACTATAACAGGATCTTCTGGTGATAGTTCTGTGACTATAGACATGTTAAGTAATACACAGACACTACTAGCTGGCGACTATATCCAACTAGGATCAGGTGCAGATGCTAAATTACACACAGTTTTAATCAATAAGACTGGTGATGGTACACTTGAAATATGGCCTAGCTTAAGAAATGACTACTCAACAGGAAGTCCTAAAGGTGTATTTAGACTTTCTAAAAGCTCTTCCGCTTGGTCTGTAGACAACTTATCTACATATAGTATATCCTTTGATGCTGTGGAGGCTATTGTCTAATGTCAAGAGATTTACCATCAGCAATGATATCAGCTTTAGATGATGTAAATATTGAACCCTTCTTCGCTGTAGAACTAGAAACAGATACGAGTCCCTTAAGGATTTGGACAGGTTACGACACTCTTACAATAGGTGGTAATAGTTATCTAGGCTTAGGTACATTTTTGTCGGTATCTGCTATTGATGAGACCTCAGATATTGATGCTAGGGGTGCCACCATAACCATTAGTGGTATTAGCAATTCTGCAATATCTTTAGCTCTACAAGAACCTTATCAAGGTCGAGTATGTAAGATACACTTTGGTATTGGGTCTAACAGCGCTGAAGTATTTAGCGGTTACATGGATCAGATGGATATCGAAGAAGGTCCAGATACTAGTACTATAGTTATTAAGGTTGAGAACAAATTAGTTGACTTAGAAAGAGCTAGGGTTGCTAGGTTTACATCTTCCTATCAAAAATCAAGAGACATAGCTAACGTATCATCAGATAAAGGTTTAGACTTTGTAGCTAGTATGCAAGATAAAAAAGTACCTTGGGGTCGTGAGGCAGATGCATAATGGGATTTAAGCTTTTTGGCAAAGAGATTGATTTCTTAGATGAAAACAATGCAATAACTGCCGCTGTAGTAACTATTACCGCTGTACTACTAGCCCCAGTGACTGGGGGTGCTAGTCTTACGTGGGCTGCAGCCGGTAAGATTTTTGCAGTAACCTTAGCCGCTGGTGCAACTCTTAAAGGTTTACTATCTGAAGATATAGACTTAAACGCAAACAAAGGATACTTAATAACCCAAAGAGGGGCTGCACTAGATCACCAGATTATATATGGTAAGGTTAGAGTTGGGGGAGCCTTAGTTTACGAAGCTAGTTCTGGTACAGATAACAAATTCCTACATAGGGTCATTGCTTTTTCTGGGCATGAGATTGAAAGCTTTGAGGGTATCTATTTTAACGACGAACTAATAACACTTAGTGGTAATGATGTAACGTCACCTTCTAGGTTCAACGGTAAGATTAAGATTGAAACTAGACTGGGTACTGATACTCAGACAGCTGTTACAAACTTAAGTCCACCTTCTGAGTGGGACAGTGACTGTAAGCTATTAGGTATATCCTATATTTATATTCGTTATGAATATGACCAAGATGCTTTCGCTGATGGGATACCAAATATAACTGCGCTCATAAAAGGTAAGAAGGTTTACGATCCACGTACAAGTACAACATCCTGGTCTAGTAACCCCGCACTTTGTCTTAGAGATTACCTAACCTCTCCTTACGGGTTAGCTGAGAACACTTACAACATAGACGATACTGTAATATCTACAGCAGCTAATGTCTGTGATCAGATGAGTGAAAAATCTACGTTTATCACTGCAGGGTCTTTTGTCGTAGGTAATGAGTACAAGATTAGGTCAGGCACAGGTTTTACCAGTATTGGCGCTGCTAATAATAACGTAGGAACTATTTTTACAGCTACAGGTGTAGGTACAGGAAGTGGTACAGCCTATGACCGTAGGTACACCCTCAACGGAGCTTTTACAACCTCTATAACACCTTCAGATATCTTACAAGACTTGACGTCAACTATGGGAGGTCTACTATGGTACTCTCAGGGTAAGTGGCGTATGAAACCTGCTTACTACACAACTCCTGTTATAAACTTAACTGACGACGACCTAAGATCTGGTTTTAGTGTTTCTACTAGACACTCTAGGAGAGACAACTTTAATGTCGTTAAAGGAACCTACAGAGGTCCAGAAACTTCTTATCAGATAACAGATTATCCTCAAGTTACTAATGTAACACAAGCTGGTTCTTTGGTTGTAGGATCTCCTTATACAATAACTGACTTAGGTAACACAAACTGGAATACAGCTGCTGGAACAAGCGGAGTAACTTATGCAAAAGGGGATACATTCACAGCAGCAGCAGTGGGTTCAGGTACAGGTAAAGCCGATGCATTCTTAGGGGCTGACAACGGTCAAGAAAGTGTAGCTGACTTAGAGTTACCTTTTACAAACAGCTTCTCTGAAGCTAGACGTTTAGGTCTTATAGCTTTAGAGAAAAACAGGCAGCAGTTACAAGTACAAGCATCTTTTGGTATGAGAGCCTTTGAGGTTCAAGTTGGAGATGTGGTTACTATAACTAACTCTAGGTTTGGTTGGACTAATAAGACCTTTGAGGTTTTAACTTGGAACTTTGGATTGGCAGGTGAACTTGAGCTTGCTGTAACCATGACTTTAAAAGAGATTAGTTCTAATGTTTTTGACGAGACAGATGATGGAGCTGTACTAGAGTTAGACAACACTACATTGGCTTCTGCTTTTGATGTACAGACACCTACCCTAGCTACACCTACTACTAGTGCAGAGATAAACGAGGATGGTACTTCTGTACCTACAATAGTGTTTACTTGGTCAGTAACTACAGATGACCTTATAGCTCAGTATGAGTTTCAATGGAAGAAGAGTACAGACACAGAGTATAACTCTTCCGTGTTACTTGGAAAAGAATTTACCTTATTCCCTGTTATTAGTGGAGTTACTTACGACTACAGAGTAAGGGCGTTTAACTTCTTAGGTGTTAGATCTGCTTTTGCCTCTGGTAGCATAGCTGCCACTAAAGATGCAACTGCACCAAATCAACCCAGTGCCCCAACAGTAACAGCAGGTTTAAAGCAACTTACTATTTCTTGGGATAACTACACTAAACCCGCTGACTTTGCTTTTATGCAAGTCTTTGAAGAAGTGTCTGGTAGTGTATACCAAAGGGGTACGTCTGCTGGTACAAGCTTTGCTCACACAGGGTTAACTCAAAACACTACTCATACTTATAAAATAAGAGCAGTAGATTTCTCTGGTAATGAGAGTGCAGTAAGCTTAACCGCAAACGGTACTGTCCTTGCAGACACTCAAGGGGCGACAGGTCCAGCAGGGCCTAGTGGATTAATAGTCACACTTAACGGTGCTGATATTCCTATGAATAACCAAACGGGAGAGCCTCCAGTAGAGACAGGAGTTGATCCCCGTCCTAACAACTCTACGACACAAGGAAAACTAGATGAAGCTTTCCTAGCGTTAAACCCTCTACTGTCTCAGATGAGTGAGATTACACAAGATGCTATAGTCTGGGGTAGGTTTATCCTTACAAAAGAGCAAACGTTTACAACGACAGCTGGACAAACGACTTTAACTATTTCTGGTGGTCATACACCTGATAAATACACCAGAATAATTTACGACAATGAACAGCTTATAAGTGGAGACTTTGCCTCTGCTCCTGTTGATGCCGTAACTGGTAATAGTACTTCTATAACTCTTACAGATCAGTTCTTAAATCGCAAAGGCCTTACATCTGTACCATCAGGTAAAACAGTTGAGGTTTACTATATTCAAGCGTCTGCAAGAAAATGGGACTATGCTTCACAAAACTGGACAGACAACTCCGCTATATTTGATGTACCAGTTATATTTTCTCCCTTAGTTTTATCCAAAGAAGTTTTAACACAAGCACTTGCTGCTAATGAAATAACTGCGGATCAGCTTGTTATAAACAAAGATGTTGATCTTTTAGATGGTGCAGCTTGGCGTATTGGTAAGAGTGACTATGACACCAATGTAGATGGGATATTCTTCGGTAACCCTGCTGGTTCTGGTGCAACTAACTACGGGTTTGCTTTTACAGCTACATCTAACTCTGGGACTGTAAATGAACACGGTATTGAAATAACCCCTCAACACACAAAACTTATTCAACCTACTATAACTAAACAAGCTACTGGTACGACTTCTATATCTGATACACAAACAACTCAGTCAATTACGATAAAGAGTAGCAGTACTAACCCTAACGCTCAAAGCGTTACGCTTAACGCGATTGGCGGCGGTGGTGGTGGCGCTGGTGCGGAAAGCCAATCTGGATCAGCGGGAGCGGGTGGAAATACTACCTACACCCTGACAATTACGGGTGGACCTCAAGCGGGAACCTATAGCGTAACAGCAAGTGGTGGTGCAGCTGGGACGGGCTACGGTGCAGCTAAAACAGATGGTGACGCAGGAGAAAGTAGTGCTAGGGCTTCTGG